GATTGTCGTAAGTAGTCGAGAGCAGACCGAGTTGCTGAATTTTGCGTACACCAGCGACAACGTGTCCTGCTGTGTGAGATTCAGACTCATAGTGCCATACGCCAAAAGCGTACTTACCTATACCATCTGCGTTCTGAACACCATCTCTAAGAGCCATGTCAGCGAAGGTGTAACCCTGTGATGCCATGTTCTCTTCGAGTTTCTCCATGTCTTCAGGTCGCCAAACGATGAAGATGCCGTTTTTCTTGGCGAGCTTGCCACCCTTTGCTTTAACGATTTCTCGTTTGATAGCGCGAGTAACATTGTCTATGTTTGCGACAGAAATAGTGATTACAGTAGCATAGAGACCAAAGCCTCCTGCTCCGTCAGAACCGAAATCTGTCATTCCCGTGTACTGTGCAAGGAATAAATCCTCAACACGTTCCATGATGACATCCGCCTGACGTGAACCATGTTCAGACCAATTAGCAAGAGTAAACTGAGCAATATCAGCTCTATCCATAAAGGTAGAGATAATATCGATGTTGTTTATTCTCAACTGATCGTTCGTGATGGTGAAGTCAGAGTGGCTGTATGCAGAACCACGAGTACCAGACTGGAGAGTATATTCCGTAGACATGTACGGAAGATTGATGAACTGCGAAGTTGAATAAACAACCTCACAAATCTCTTTCCAGTTGGTTGGGCCGGTGAGTCTCTCCTGAAGTGAGGTGCGATATATCTGAGGATACGCGCCACCTACATTCGGGTTAGAACCAGCCGTTGAAATTGAGTTAACTATAGAATTTACAATTTGTTAAGTATTTTTTCCTTAACAAATACTTTTAGGCCAATAAAGGCCGAGTGAATTATTTTCTTGCGTAGATAGAGGCTGTGCCTTGATCCATTTCAACTATCTTGTCCTTGAGCTTCTTTGCGGTATCAAAGTCTTGAGGCCATTCGCCTGATTCTTTGAACTTCGCATAAGCTAGGTCAATGTTAGTCGAAGCAACTTGAGCGGAACGTCCTTTTCCTTTCGGAATAGCGTCCTGTGATTCTTTTGCTTCTCGCAGATTAGTGAGTTTTGCTTTGAAAACATCATCCTCAACGATAGAATCAAGACCAAATCCTCTGTCTTGGAATTGCTTTATTAAAGCTAATTCCTCGCTTCCTGAAATGCCGTAAGCCTTTAAGAAAGCTTTTTGCCCGTAATCTAAGTCACTTGGCTTATCAGTAGAAGTATTTTTCACAGATTCGACCTTCTCGTCCTTGAGTCCTAACTTTTTAGCTAATCTCTCAGTACGACCCTTGTGATATTCATACTCTTCCTGTGGAGTTCGTTTAGGTTTCTCGCTCTTTGGAGCTTTCTCTTCGGTTTCCTCCGTTACCTCTTCGTTGGTTTCTTCCACGTTGTCAACGATAACTTCGTCATTTTCATTTTCCATGAATGATAAGGATTAAATCAGTTACTTTTACTGAAAAGCTATTAATCAATTTTTACGGATGAGTGAGAACCGAAGCTGTCTTTGAAGGCGCAGCTATTCCAAGACACTAGCCGTTACAGCGGAAACCGATTGTTGAAGTCCCGACTGTTCCAGATGTATCAATCAGCAATCCTCTCTTAAACTCAATATCCATTGAAGGATACGAGGATGTTGCCATGCCGTTTATCATTCCCCACAACATGATTGATGATGTTGCTTGATCGGCTGACCTGTTTGCCGCGATTGAGGTGGTGGCATCGTAGATTTGAAGCGAACCACTACCATAGTTAGTGATGCTCACAGAACTTAGTACCCCCGTCGTAGAACTTGCCAAAAATCCCCTCTGAGGACAAAGATTTGTTAAGTCAGCAACAGTTGGAGTAGTAGTTGATTGGTATTCCCCCCCTGGCATGATGCTTGCCCCCGCTTGCCACGGTTTCTGTAGAAGAATAATGAGCGTAGCTAACATCATTCCCACAAGAAACATGAAGGCGATGTTTAATTTGTTAATTTTCATATTATTCTGCTTTATTTACTGTTTCTTCTTCTAATTTTTCAGGTTTCTCCATTTCCGCAATTTCCCTAAAGCCTCCCTCTATCAGTTGAGTGGCATAGGTCATAGCACGGAGACTTTGACCCAGTTGCTCATCAGATTGAGCGTTATCGCTTGACTGAGTGGCCCTCCATGCAAGATTGAGGGCGAAGTTTATATTGCCGTTGTAGTCTTCGCCAGACTTGATCACGCCATGTTTGTAGACCACAGCCAGCACATACTTCTTCATCGCATTAAAAGCCACCTTATCTTCCTTGAAACGAAGAAGAGCCTCTAGTTCTATTTCGTTTAATATTTCGTTTGATAAATCTTGTGCTGTGGTAGTCATGGTTTATACGTTAGTTGTTAAAGCGGGAGCTTGTGATGTGTCCCCTCGTGGTGCTTGTAATTGATTTTGCTGAATAGGACTTGGGATACCAAAGTTGATAGTTTTCAACCCAGATTTTTCTAGGATTTCATTAAGCAACTCACCTGCGGCAGGCGAGCTTTGTAAGACTTGCATTCCTGCGGGAGTAAAGACCGAACGAAATACTGCGTTAAGTTTGGTGACAGTCTCTACAAGGTTAGTGTTTTTCCCTTTAATATCTATTTCTACATCTGTTGGTAAGTCCTTTAGCTCATCCTTGATGACTTCCAAGAATCTCTTTTCTCCACCTTTCATAAAGGTTTCCTTGATAACTGCTCGGAATTGGTCGGCTTCTTCATTGGTGACCATCTTGCCTGCCAAGATCATGCGTTTAATACGTTCATTGGCTTGCTTGGTAGATACTTTCTCGGCGACTTCTTGTAATTCAGCTAGAGTTAAGTCATCAAGCCACTTAGAACCTTTATTTATTTCAGTAGCAAAGTGAGCAAGTCCCCAATCTCGGTAGACTTCAGACCAGAAATCAGCGATTTTTCCTTGACGATACTCATGGATACCAAACCCTTGTGCTGCTAGGATTTCAACAGTGCCGAGTGGTACACCAGAAGCAGGAGTTTGTGAAAGGGCGGCATCAGTAGCCGAACCTATCTTTTGAGCTACCATAGCCCATCTATCTACTGCGTTATCGAAAGCGGCTTTGTTAATAGGTTGTATGACAAGTTGTTCAAGACGAGTGTTGTCTTGAAGGTCAATAATCTGCCCGTGCTTCATGTTTGAGAGCTTCTGATTCTTGAGCTTCTTGTCGGTGGTGACTAGAAGGACTTTAGATACGGCCTCTAGCATTTGGTGAATGTGAAGTTGTGAGAAGTTAGTCCAGATTTGAGGATGGAAAAGCTCCTCTATGCCACCACGTCCACAAGCTCTACCTTTAATGTCATCTCGCTTGAGAGCTTTGAAAATGGGCTTAGGTTCTTTGCCTTTGAACAAGCAGATACCTTTCCTTCCGCCTTCAGTTGGTGAGGTGTGGTAGGTAACGATATGAACTTGAGGAGAGTATTTGCCTGTGTCTTCCCAATCCTCGCCTAACTTCTCTTTTCCAAGCCAAGATTCAGGGAAAGTGCCGTGTAGTTCGTAGACTTCGACATATTTACCAGGAGTATTAGTGTTTTGGTCTTCTTTATTCTTCTCGAACTTAGAAAAAATGACGGCTTTGTCTATTTCCTTTTCATACCAATTACCTTTCATCTCAAGGAGTTCGGAGATGGAATATTGGTGTTTAAGGCAAATAGGGCCAGAGATAACATCAGTTTGGTCTACGAAAGCTATGTCATTATGTAAGTCCACAACTTCAGGGCGAGCTTCATTGACGTTCTTCAGGAGCATTAGCCCATAGTCAAAGTAACTTTCAACACTTTCATCAATAGCGGTATCAATGTGATTCTCTTTAGCCCACCACTTATGGAATTTCCTCGCCATGAATGACTTGTGATAGTTTTCTTGGTCGTCCACAAAGATGTTCACATCCTTTACGTCAAAGCCTTCCATGCGGTAGTTCACGCTTGCTATCGGTAGAATGATGTTGTCGAAAGGTCTAGTGTAGTCCTGTGTGCCTTGATAGAAGCGAGAGTTTTTTAAGGTAAAGGAGCGATCAACGTGTTCGTACATATTCCAATCCCGCCAATTTGAAGACAACGGCACTCTGTTGGTCTTGAAGTTAGCCTCTTCTTGGAGGATATACTGGTATATTTCTGGGTACTTTTCAGCTACTTCAGGAGTACCTTGCTCTTTTGTTGTAGAGCCGTAAGACATTAGGCTGTAAGTTCGTGAGTTAGCTTCTCTGCCAAGAACTTAGCTTGGTCTTCGTCAAAACGTAGTCTCTTGAAGATTGTCCTAGCGGCGGAAACATTAACTAGCTTGTGTCTTTCTACATCTCCCTTTGTGTATCTAAGAAAGACTTTAGTTTTAACAGCGAGGGGAAAATCAGAGCTATTTATGAAACCTTGTACAGCTTCCAGTAAAGTATCTCCTTCGTGCTTGAATACTGTGTCGTTTAAGTGAGCTTCGAGCTTAAATTCCTTTTCCTTCTTAGTAACGGGGCTTTTTCTTTCCTTTTTTACTTTTTCCATTCATTTGATAAAAAGAAAAGGGACGTGAAATCGCTTGGATTCCACGCCCCAGTCCTTCTGTTGGCGTTAAACTATTAAATTACAGGAGCATTATATCACAACGAAAGTATGAAATCAAGCTAGACAAGTGAAATAGCCCCACTTTTCTCTTTACTTATAACTATTTTTTGTGTTCTAACTACGAAATAGCAGTCTGGTTGTCCATCTTTGCTCTTAGTGATACGAATTTCCTCGTAAGGTACGAGTTGTCGCATGATCCTGAAAATGTCTAGCTCTTGTGGTGTGAGTTCCATATTACCAGTCGTCTTCGTTATCTCTTTCTACACTAAAACCAATGGCCGGAGCATTGTCCTTGTTAGCTTGCTCAATCCACTTTTCATCTACCCAACATTCATCTGCCTTATGCTTTATCTCTTTTTTTAAAGCATCGGAAGCCGATACAGCCATGATATATTTTCTCACTATAAACCTCTTTTCAATTACCTTTTTTGGCTTTTTCATTTCATTTTTATGAGCCTTAACGCCTCACTATGGCTAACAACACCCCCATACATCGGCCCACTCAAATCTCTTGCTAGGTTGAATAGGAACCTTGCGAGTTGATTTTTGTCCTTTACGTTGTCCTTTAGATAGTCGTATTGAGTATGATAAGCAATCAATTCTTCGGTAAATCTAAACTCTTTATTCTTCATATAGCTCTCCCACCACTGAACAGGGTCTTTCTCTTGCCTTGTTAGGTGGACAGATTCATGGACTATTACATCTGGCGAGAGATTAGCCTTATCCCCACAATAAATATCTTTGTCGTAAGCTACACAGATAGTTCCCCACTCTACCCCGAAGGCTTTGACTAATCTATCCCAATTTGGAGGGTGTTCTTTTTTAATCATTCTGCTGGGTTAGATGATTGTTCTTGGATGACATATTCGACAAAGGGGGTTTCGTAGTGTTCTTTGGTTAGAGCATTGTCCATCGTAAGAGCATAGCGCAGAGCATCTAAGGCGTGATCATCCTCCTTAACAGGGTTCTCCTCCTCATTTCTATCCGGCTTACTGTCTGGGTAGTGGTAAGTCTCTAGCTCCCAAATGAGATTGATGCATGATTCGTGGATTCTTAGGCGATTAGTATTAAACAATTCTCTGATGGTTGAGATGCCATTCTTGATAGAGTCCTTATTCTTCACCACTTCTCGAACGTTTGCGCCACGATTCTTTAGCTCTTGGATGGCCGCAGGACTCTCAGGATCAGGGTAACACTCCTCCCATTTAAGAGCATAGACGTAATCCGCTATTTGTGCGTCTGTCATACCAGTTTTGTACCACTCGTCAGTTACCCAATACACCGCCCATTTATCCTTTTTAATAGTAACTACTCCGCAAGGGTTGGTATAACCAAAGTCCACACCACCGAATGTCTTTACAACAGTGCCCTCTCTTAAATCATTTTTAAACACATGGCGGAAGCGGTTAAACTCTTTGTAGACCAGACCTTCTGACTTTCTAAAGTCCGCCATGTACTCTTGATGGAACTGATCCTCCGGCAGTTCCTTCTTAGCCTTATCAACTTCTTCCTTTGGAATGTAAGGATTATCGTAAGTGGTGAAGTGAAATGATTTAAAGTCCTCATCCTTTGTTTGTAGGCCAAAGAGGTCATAGAAATGGTTGAAGCCTTTAGGGGTAGAGATAAACAGTGCCTCGCCTTTCGTGTCAGTAAGCGTTGGTCTGATAACCTCACGCCAATTTACCCAGAAATTCCTCATCATCGCCACCTCATCTATCACAATAAAGTCGAAGTGCTGACCTCTCAAGGTTTCGATGGACTCCCAGCCCTTTAACTGTATCTTTGAGCCATTTACCAAGTCTATTTCAAGCCTAGCCTCATTAGGCTTACCAGCACTAAGTAAGTCCCTTCTCAGAGGCTCCCAGGCTATATCACGGGCTTGCTGATAGGTTGGGGCAATATAACAAACCCTTGAATTAGGAATAGTGAGCCTTGCTTTCATTTGATCTATAGCAAGGATAGTCTTACCAAATCTACGCCCACAGTTAACTACTCTAAAGCGGTGAGGATCGAGAGCTATAACTTTCTGGCTATCGTGGAGGGTGAACATTCTTGGTAAAATCTTGGGCATCAAATAACTCTTCCGTCATACCGACTCCCAACCCACGGCCTTCATTTTTCTCTGGGCTATTGAACACAACACCAATGTTCATCCCCCAATTTGCGTGAAATAGTAGGATTTGGTGGCAGATTTCTTGGTAGTCCTCCATCATTCCCTTATTCTCCTCTAGCCACTTCTCTGTATACCTATCGGCTAAAAATTGTTGGGTGTCTTTTTTCATTCTCCTTTTAATTTAAACCTCTCGGCTGATTCGCTGGAGATTATGACTATTAAATTCTTAGTTCCCT